TGTGCTGGCTTTGAAACTGTTACACTTGGGAATATCATTACCTCAAGTCCTTGCATTTTTAAATCTTGCGGTACTGGTGATTGATTACCTTGTTCATCTAGTAATCTATGCACAACTATTCCTGTTTTTGATTGTCCTATACGCTTACCTAGGTCGCTGTTAACATCTACTCTATACGTAACAATATTAGGAGTAAATGTATATTTGCCATCAATTACTTCAGGCGTGTTATAATATAACAAGTCGCCCATTAAGTAACCTCTAAAGTCTTTTGGAGTTGCTCTTTCGTATTGATTAAAGATTTGTTTCATATTATTTGCAAATGCTATACGTTTTGGATCTTCTTTGTTTGCTCCACCGCTTCTGTTAAGGAGGTGATTAGCAATTTCGTCACCGCTTGTTGCTCGTTCAACTCCGCCTTTTTTAACAAAGCCTGACTTGTCTGTAAGTATAAACTCTCCATTTTCATTGCGGCCAAAAACGAGGGCGGGAGATCCGTCCCATTTAACTGTGACATTAGTGTGTCCTCCTTGTTCCATTTGCTTTAATGATTCAAGAGCGCGAATGGCTCCTTTACTACCTTCTGTAAAAATTATGTCTTCTGCGTGATCAATACGAGCACCTTCGTTTAGTTGTATTGCACTTTCAAGAGATGCAATTAAATCTTCTGAAACTTTGAATTTTGTTTTACCTTTTCCACTATTGGATGCTGTTGCTGTAGTTCCGTCAGGCATTTTATAACTTGCTGACATACCTTTGCGTGTATCATGTTTAAGTTTTAGTTTATCTTTTGTGTAAGTTGCAGACATTCTTCCTTGCGATCCATCTTTGTTCAATGTATTGTCTGCATCTAGTTCAAGGTCGCCTACTTTAGTATTGACGCTTTGCTTGCCTGTTCTAGTGTTTGCACGAACAGTGGTGTTACCAACTTTCGCAACACGGTCATGTGGTCCATACTCTCTTACTTTTGTTTTAGGTTTAGGCGCAGCAATGCCTGGTACAGAGATAGGTTTTGATCGTTGCATAGGCTTAGACATATCGTTAAGAAACTTATTAACTTGATTTTCAAATCCGTTTTGTCTAAAAAACTCTGCTTCTCTATCTAGTTGAGCCTTTTGATCTTTCATACTTTTATCAAATGCTGGACTAGTAATATTTTTATCGCCTACCATTGAAGTAGTTGTTGATTGATTCTTAAACTCTTGCCAAGTTACATATTGACTCATCCAGTCATTTAATCTTTTTTGAAGACGAGCATTAGTTTCAACTATTTTAAAATCGCTGTAACGCATTATGCAATACCTCTAATATCATCTAAGCCTTGTAGAGCAGCCTGTGCTCCTATCCCTGCTTTGTTATCTAGTACTCCAGCATAAGCACTGCGGCCATTTGTCTTTGGAATACCTGCCCAGGTACCTGCTAGTCTGTTTAGAAATTGTTCGTTACTCATTGATCCACTTAACCATCTATCTAATCCGTGATTTGCACGTAGATGAAAAATAGCTATCTCGTCTTGCAACTTAGGTGTAAATTTTTCTTTTGAAGTATCAAGTCCCATTTGTCTTGCAACACTTGATAATGTTTTTCTAATATATTGATAACGTCCGCTCGCACTTGATCCTGTAAATCTTCCACGTTCTCTTTGATCAGCAGCCAATTCATCAAGAGTCATGTTTAATATTTCAGGTCTACGTTTGCCTGGGTATACTGCATCATATCGTCCGCCTGACTCTGGTCCTGCAATAAGATCTAATACTTTTCCAATCTTACCTTGTGTTACACTGTCTTGTGATACTTTTCCTAACTCTGATCTTTTTGTAAGTGTTCTACTATCGTCAGCTGAACTTTTACCCGATCTTGATTTTCTTACTTGTGGTATTTGACCACTTGCAGCCATGCTGATGGTAGTCATTGTTTTTGTATCAACGTCTTGGTTGCCGCCTGGCAACTTATAATCTTTCTTAAATGCACCAACAGCTCTTGCTGTTCTCGGACCGTACTTGCCGTCAACTCCTGTTGACCCTACTGAATATCCTGCTGCATTTAATGCACTTTGTAATTCTTTGACAGCGTCCATATCTTCTGGCGGATATGGTGGACCCATTTGCAATACTGTGTCTCCGGTTGATATTTCTGAAAGTCTCATTAGCAAATCATCCTTGTGCTATTAAGAGTAAGTCCACTTAGTTGTTTGATTCTTTCTAGTTGCTTGTCTTCTAAAGTTTGTACAGCTTCAGGAAGTTTCTTACCTTCTTTTTCTAATTGGAATTCAAACTGTGCAACTAGTTCTTCATAGTTAGGTTCGTTTGCTCTTAGGAAAGCAATCATACTTTCAACTGTGTGAGTATCTTCTTCAGTAGCACCTTTACCTAATAATATTTCTGGGATACCTTTTGACCAATCATCACTTACAAGTTGGTCACCATTGTTTGGATCAACAATACCAAACTTAGGACTCATTTTATATCCACGTCCTCTTGCAAGACTTGCTAGTAACATTGCTCTCAATGCTCCGCCGTATTCTTCTGTGCCGCCACGCTTGGCTCCGCGTTGATAGTCTGGCTTCATTGAAAACATAAAGTCTGTTTGTACGTAGCCGTTGTTAGCATCACCTTTAATAGGAGTACGAAAATGTATTTGATCACCTGCTGAATGAATCCATCCGTCTTGCTTGGTGCGCCCTTTGTTCATTATGTCTGCATCAGCAATACCTTGGCTTTTGCACCAGGCGGTTAACTTGTTAATTAAATCCTGCTTAGAAACTTCATTCTCATCTGTATTGATATCTAAATCTCCTGAAGAATTAAGTTCAAACTTTCCACTAGGATGATTCTTTTTACCAGTTGTACCTAGTAGATCTTGTTCATCTATTTCAAATCCAATAACCTTTTCAAGCCATTTGATAGTAGGGTCAACATCAGGCGTTGCAATTCGCTGTGCAATTAGTTCTTTCTCCGGCTCTGTTTTAAATACATTGCCGCCTTCACTTAGTATCATTATTCTTTGCCTCGATTACTTTTGCAATGCCGCGTTTGAATTTACGAGGGTCACCACTTTTAATTGCATTAATAAATCTACGTTCAAGCTCGCCTGCTGTAGTATCATCGTATGTACTACTAATTCTGTTAATTAAATTAATGCTACTTTCAATTAAATTATTAGCTGTAGCTTCTATTAGACGATCATTACCATGATTGCGGCCTAATTCGTTTAATTCTTCTAATATGGATCTTGTACGTTTTTTCATTTTATCGCTCCGTATATGTATTTAGCGTTTCGATAAATATGATTGTAATACATGAAGGAGGGCATATGAGTATATCAACAATGAATTTCAATGAAAGATCCTTATTATTTGCAAAATTGTCTAGTATTGCTTATAGTAACATCAAAGAAGCAAAAAGTCAAGTAAAGAAATTAGGATTTACAACTGTAGAATTCTACGAAAAGGACGGAGCACAAGCATACCGTTTTATGAACAAAGAAGATCTAGTTATTGCATGTCGCGGAACTGAGCCAACAGAGTTCAATGACATTAGCGCAGATCTAAAAGCAATACCAGTAATGGCAGAAACAATATCAAGAGTGCATCAAGGTTTTAAAGCAGAAGTAGACGAACTATGGCCTGCTATTACGGAAGACATTAACCGTAAAGCAAACTTAGGCAAGACACTATGGTTCTGTGGACACTCACTAGGAGCGGCAATGGCAACTATAATGGCAAGCCGTTGTTTACATGATGTAGAACTTAACGATCCTGTTGAGCTTTACACATTTGGTTCGCCACGTGTAGGTTGGAGAGGATATGTTAAGAGTTTAGGTGTAACACATCACCGTTGGAAGAACAACAATGACATCGTCACTACTGTTCCTCTTTGGGCAATGGGTTACGTACATCACGGTACAGAACATTATCTTAATGCATACGGAAACTATAGAAAACCTACGGGTTGGCAGTTGTTCAAAGACAAGTGGCGTGGTATATGGATGGGACTAAAGCAAGGTAAGATAGATAGCTTTGGTGATCATTCAATGACTGAGTACATAAAACACATTACACGAATAGAGAGCTAACACTTTCTTCGTTTGTAACACGTCTAATAGCTTCACCAAACAAAGGCGCGACACTAACCTGTCGTGTCTTTTTACAATTCTTAGGACAGCGATTAGGAATAGTATCAGTAACTACTAATTCATCTAGTACTGACTTCTCAACCTTTTGACATGCTTCGTTACTTAATACTCCGTGTGTAATATAAGCACGAACACTACTAGCACCTGCAT